TCGGAGAGCTCAAAGGTGTAATGGAGCACATTTTTGCCGGCACGCATTGCGTTGGCGCCCAGCGCCACCAAAAAATGACTCTTTCCTACGCCGGTGTTCGCAGTGACGACTCCAATCTCACCTTTGCCTAGACCACCTTGGAATATTTCCTTGCTGTCAAGCTTTGCAAAGCCTGTTGGGCAGACGATGCGACGCTGCTTGACAAATCTCGCCTCCATGTCATCGAAGAAGTCATGTCCAACAGAGTTTGGCATGCCAACAGCAACTGCATTTTTCATGAGTCCGACAACACTCTCGAATTTGTCCGTCGAGATGAGCTCAACGGCCTGCTGGAGTGCGTCTTTAAACGCCTGGCGCTTGCAAAAATCAAGACTCTTGTCTTTGACGTACTGGAGGTCTGCAAGATTTGGATTAGACTTGACACGATGTAGAAACTCAACGATCTGGTCTCTAAGAATCAGGTCTGTCTCGGTTCCTGCAGTCAAGTCTTCCTTGACAATTGTCGCTAGCAGTCCAAGCGTCGGAAAAGTCCTGTATTTTGTGAAGTAGGAGAAGTACCTCTCAGCCAAAAAATTTAGGTACTTGACATCAAAGTAGGAAGGGTCCATAACTTCAGACATTTGCGATGCCCATGTAAAGTCCGTCAGCAGACCTTGAAATATGGTCTCTTGAAACTGCTTTCCATACTTCGAGAAGTTGATGTCTGCGCTTCTTCTAATCTGTATTGAGTCTGTAGCGTTTTCCATTTTAGCCTAGATTTTTGAGTGACATATAAAAGGTGTCGACATCAAACGTCTGGATTCCCTCACGCAGGAGAAGACGTATGAGTGCTAGCTTGTTTCGATTTGAGTGTTCAGACTCAAAAGAGTCATTAATTTTCTGGATCTGGCTTGCAGAAAGATTTGATGTGTCTAGAAACATCAAGCTCCAATTACGTCGGGCTAGTTCTGCATCCCTTACGATGTTTTCGAAAAGAGCAGTCTTGCCGGCTCTTTTTTGTGCCTCATCGACAATATCATCTACAGACACGTCCTCTTGTTCACGAAGTCGAGAAAAATACCTAGACATTGTCTTGAAGCCAGCTCGGTCAACTCCGGGTATGCCGTCAGAACTGTCACCCACAAAGCACCTTGTCACGCAGAAGTTATTACTCGACACGCCAAACTTTTGGATAACAGCGTCCGGCGTGATGAGTGTCTTCTGCCCCAGCGACCACTGGTTGACATTTGGTGCCAGAAGCTGGTATAGGTCTCTATCGGAAGACGCAATGACGCAGCGCTCGTCCCTGAGCTTGTACTTGACAAGGTAGCCGATCACGTCGTCTGCCTCGCAGTCTCCGACATAGACTTGAGTCACGGGAACATGTCTTAGCGCCTCGATCGTCAGCATTATCTGCATGTCATGATTCGAGACAGTGTCAGGCAGATCGTTGTTCCTATTGAGGCGCTGAGGGCGACGTCCCTTCTTGTAATCAGGAAAAATCTTTCTTCGTCTAGGAGAGCCCCCACCCTCCCAAATAATGTAGATTTTTTTAGGAAAAAATTTTTCACTAAGGAGTCTTATAGCTCCTAGAAAGCCTACGAAACCGCCAACGTGAGCGCCGTTATTGCTGACTGTGGGATTCACCACAAAATGCCGTATGAAGAGATTCATGGCATCTACTAGCAAAACGACGTCGCGCATTATGGGCCCTCAGGCCCAATATCATCCTGCATCTCCATAGCAACAGCGCGCACCTCTTCGTACGAGTTCTCATCAAAATCGGCAGGAGCTGAATCAGTGATCTGCTTTACCATGCACCTGTCCAGCAGAACATCAATGTACTTAGCGTACTGCGGGTCTCTCCAGATAGAGCCAAACTCTGCCTTGTGGAATTTCTTCTCAATCAAGACTTCGCCGTTCTTTGAATTAGAGACTAGGAGCTGCTTCCATGCACCATCACCGCCTACCTCAACAATCTCACCTGAGTCTAATGTCTCAGAACCATGCTGGCGCAGAATATCGAAGACTTGCTCGTCCTCAATAATTCCCTTGCCGAAGTGAATCTCAAAATTACAGGTCCTGAAGGGCGCAGAGACTTTATTCTTAATTGTCTTTGCGCTGACGTTAATGCCGATTGTCTCTTTGGCCTTGTTTAGGATTGGCGACCCGGCTCCGAGCTTAATTCTAACTGATGCGTGGTAAGGAATTGCATTGCCTCCGCTTGTCGTCATGGGATCGCCATAAAGGGTATTATGCGAAAGAATACCATTACTATAGTAACTTTCTGTCTCATCGACCGACATGTCTAAAATTTCAATTTCTTCGCTGCCCGCCGAAAAATTAGCAGCTATCCACTCACCCGACTCGTGATAGACAGTGAAATTTTTTTCCTCCAAGAGATCGACTGCCTCAACCCATGACTCTACGTCTCCAATTCGGACAAAAAATTTATGTTCAGGGCTCACATAAAATTCTTGCCCTCCCGCAGACACTCGAATCGGAACTGTCGACTCTTTTCGCACAACATGTGTGACTTTCTTCCAGACATTAGAACCTGAAGCGTCTTTAGATAAGATCTCCCAATCTTCAGTTAGAGGGTAAAATTGATTTACGACCATGTCGTCAATATCAAATCCTGCATCCTCAAAAAATTTCACTATAGTCTGCTTTTCTAAATGCATATGTTATGTGCCTTTCCAGCAAAGTGCTGACTTCTTCCGGTGTTTTTTTTATGTCCGTTTCCCAGACGTATAGCACAAAAAAACCGTGTTCTTTAGCAAATCTTCTCTTGTAGTTGTCACGACGAACCATTTTTCTTTGCGTCTCATTTAACATGCTGCGGTCAGTATAGACCGCCGGATTTGCATGCCAGTAATCGCCGTTGACCTCAATCAGAAGGGAAGTATTTTTGATCCAGAAATCAAAATAAAAATTACCGATAGGATGCTCTTGTGAGAATTCAATACCACGAGCATCCAGAAAATATTTTATAATTAATTCTATCTTCGTCGGTGAGGATCTACAACTTCTTCTTTCGGGTCTATACACAAAGTTGTGAATTGTTTCAAATTTTATTCTAGCGCCCGTTATTTCCTTATTAGAAAGCCCTGTTCTCTCATGTATTTCCATCCAGTGAAGATTGAGTTTTAGATATGCGAGGAGACGCTTGCCTGTATCATAATCGATCGACCGATTAAAAAATTTAAGTTCAGGACAGCAATAGATGCCTTCTGCAGCTAATGCACTCCTGAGCGCTCTTGTGGGCTTGACACCGATGTGTGCCATCGCGGCATCAAATGAGCAACACTTTTCATTAAGAACTTCTCTTGCATTTTCTATTACGGCGTGATCAAGTTTTTTCTTATTTGCGTCAGAGATAGCCTTTCGCCTAACATCTGAGAAAATCTTTCCAGTGTTTGATGACGCTATCTTCTTGCGTGTCTCTTCGCTGTGGCCTCTTCTTTTGTGAATTTTTGTCTCAAAAACTTCGTGCATAATCAACCTCCAACGAAGTCTAAATATGCACGAAGTTGATTAGTTTTTCGGAGATCTTCGAACAGTGATTAGCGTTTCTGGACCTACGCAACCGATCTTCGTGCGCGTCTGGTTGAGGCAGATGAACAGAACGTTCTGGTTCGCAATGATTCCTGTGATCTTTCTCATTCCCTTGGAGATTGCTCGAGCCTGCAGGCCGATGCTGTTCGCGTCGTAATCGCCGTCAAGCTCTGCCTTTGGACTTGTTGCGGCAACAGAGTCCCAAATGATTGTGATTGGAACGTCCTTGTCCATCGCCTTAGCCTTGGTGATCGTCGCCTCCGCAATAGAGAGAACTTCCTCCGTGCAGTGAGTGTCGACGTACACAAAACGCTTCGTGATGTCGACGCCCAGCAGACCTAGGTTCTCGACGCTCGTGGCATTCTCAGTGTCAATGTAGACGACAATGCCGCCCATTTTTTGGGTCGATCTAGCAATCTGCAGTGCAATATGAGACTTTCCAATCGAAGGGGGCCCGAAGATCTCAACAATTCTACCCTCAGGTAGGCCGCCATTTCGTCGATTCGCGACGATGTAGTCAAGCTGCTTGGAGCCTGTGCTAATCCAACGCTTGATGTGAGTTGGTGACTCATCACATGCTAGATTGTACGCTATCCGCGAACCGTGCTCTTTATTGAGAGAGCGTATGAGATCGTGTGTAAAATCCTGATCTGCAGGCTTTTCGGCTGTCTTTTCGACAGCACTAGACTTTCTTGCCATTGTATTCTCCTGATCTTAAATAAAAGGGGAGCACATGTGTGCTCCCCGGAATCCTTGCTAAATCAGAGGTCTTCTAGATCGGCGAATGCATCGTCTAGATTCTTGTACTTGCCTGTGCTGCTGGACTTCTTGGCTGCCGGCGGTGAGGCGGGCGTGTCATCGGAGTCATCAGCTGCTGCTCTTGACGGCAAGGGCTCCGAGCCTCGAGGCTCACCGGTCTCGTCGCCTGTCTGGTCTCCATTGAGCCAGTCATTGACAATCTTCTCGAGCTCCTCGTAGGTCTTGCAGGAGTAGAGCTCGTCTAGATCAGGAATATTGCCGGCCCACTCCTGTGCCTTCTTTGAATCATCCGAGAGCTTTGACATCTTGGCACGAGGCGTAACCTTTGTATCAGAGTAGGACTTACCAGGAACCTTCGAAATTGCAACACGAATGTCGCGACCCTCTAGCGGGTCAGTAATATCTCCGTAGTCCTCGTCGAGCATCACGTTGAGGAGTGACTGGTACACAGTCTTGCTAAATGCCCAAAGCCTTACGCCCTTGTCCTCTTCGCCGCGGACGACGACCGGCGCGTAGCAGCGCATCTTCGGGTAGAGCTTCTTTGCGAGCTCAAGTGACTCCTTTGTGCCATCCTCGCGAAGCTTATTAATAAGCTCCTGGACAGGATCAGGCTTTCCGAACTGGTGGGGTGCCAGAAGGCCTGGGCTATTGCCGATGCCGTAGTAGAACCAGCGCTCCTTAAAGGGCTGGCCTTCATTGTTCGGGAAAGAAAGAAGTCTTACATTTGACTCACTGTCCTCAGCGGGCTTCCACATCGAGTCCTTGCGTGAGGTTGTATTACCAGAGAGCTTATTAAGTTTACGTCGAATTGCATCAAAATCAATTGGCATTGAAGGTCTCCTTAGTTTTCAATTAAGTTTTCTATTTCGCGTCTGTTATGAGTTTATTGTGTTTTTCGTGCTTGTTCAACTACGCTTACGCTTTTTACGACGAGCACGCGGATTGCTTGCGCCGAGCGGCAGAGTGTATCCTGCGATAGCAGGGCCCCCTGCTCCACCGGCCACAGTGCTCATCTCGCTCGTGTCGCAACTATCACCTTCGTCAGTCAGGAGTTTCTTCTCGTCCTCACGCTCTAGATAGTCAGCATACTCTTCGAAAAGGTTGGGCATAGTGTATCTAAATATTAC